TACCCTGACACGGTAGGGGCCGTTGGTTCAAACCCAATCGTGCCTATTTAATAAAATCAGCGGGTTATGAATGAATTCCATTCATTTCCCGCTTTTTTTGTGCCCATTTTGTGCCTATAAATTTTTATTTTGTTTTTTTTCATATCTCTTAAAAAAATTCTTGACAGTAATTTTTACCTTATGTTAGTGTATATGCAACATGCATATAAACAATGATGGAGTTGGTAAATTATGGAAATAGACTTGGATCAGGATGAACACAAGCAGATTGATTTAACATCCCAAAAATATCAGTTGAAGGACGTTCTCCGTATCATCGGCAATTTGCCTAAAGATGGAGAACTGCCCAGAGAGCGATTTAACGAATGGATGGCAAAGGGGTTCATCAATGCAAGTGTAGAGACAAGGAAAGGCTCCAGAATTTTTAAAGAATACACCTTGCTTGATATTTATTCAATCGCTGTTTTTCGCCATATGATCGAAGAATGTTCCATATCGCGCGAGCTTGCGGGAAATGTCATAAACAAATGGAAGTCCTCTTTGAAAAATAATCCAGACGGAATAAAAAGCGGAGTGCTTTTCCTGATATTCAGATCAATAGATGAAATTGATATTATTCCGGGAACAACAGATCAGACACAGATAAAAAGGTCAATCTATACTGTATCATTCCCCAAAGCTGATGATTATGCATATGCAGTGAGCAAGGCGGTTGAATTGGTTCACGCGAACGATGAAGCCGGAGAATGGAGTTATATCATGGTTGTCAATGTAAAGAATGTTATTTCAGGTGTGGATTCACGTCTTTAATGACGTGTTTTTTTTGTCAATATCGATATGTATATGTAGAAAACACATATTTTTTAAATCCAAAAAGGAAAAAACCATGAACACAAAAATTGAAAATGACGATTTGAATGCAGTAGGGCAAATGAAGAACTGGTTAACTATCGATGAAATGTGTCAACTACTGAAGGTTAAAAAGTCGTGGATTTATCAGAAAACAATGGTGACTGGTCCGGGATGTCTGCCCAGATTAAAAGTTGGGAAAAGTCTTCGGTTTAATCCGTCTGATGTCAAACAGTGGATCGTGAAGCGTCAAACGGCATGAATGGCAAGGTCGGGGCGCGGCATGTACCAAAAGACGAAACCCGGATCAGTGGTGAGCTGCCGGGCTTCTGAAAGTGTGATGAACAATGACGACTACAGAACAATCATATCAGGAATCCGCTGAAAATCAAGCCGAAAAACTGAATTATACAAAAATACCCAACAGTGTCTTGGAAGGATTGTGCAAAACCCGGATTCCAGGTGAAGCTGTACAGGTTCTTATGACTATTATCCGACAGACATATGGATGGAAGAAAGATCAGGATAAAATTTCATTGGGATTGTTTCAGAAAAAAACCGGCATTGACAGATCAAACGCACTGAGAGCTGTCAAGGTTCTTGAAGACATGAAGATAATCATTCCAGATCGGAACGCCTACATCACCACCTATAAAATAAATTCAAATTCTCAAGAGTGGATGCCGAAAGCAAAACACAAAGCTATTCGTAAACATGATGTCAGAAATGACTGCAAGTTACAACATGATGTCAATTCTGACTGCATGTCAAACATGTTGTCAGAAATGACTACACCCATGTTGTCAGAAATGACTACAAACATGTTGTCAGAAATGACTACACCCATGTTGTCAGAAATGACTACAAACATGTTGTCAGAAATGACACTGGGTGTAGTCAAAAATGACTACAAACATGTGGTCAATTCTGACAACAACAAAAGAAAGAAGAAAACTTTAACAAAAAACACTCACAAAGAAAGAGAGTGTGAGCTTTCTTTTTCTCTTTTTAAAAACACCGCTGTGAAAATGTTGGAGCTTATCAGACAGACAGATCAGAAATACAAAGAACCTGATTTGAATGATTGGGCGGCAAAGCTGGAAACCCTGGGTAAAAGTCCGGATGAAATTGAATCCGCGATGACCTGGACACTGTCACATGAATTCTGGTCCACCCGGGCAAAAGGTATCGATAATTTTGTGAAGCATTATGCCACCATTCGTTCACAGATGGGTAATGGCCATTCGAAAACGAAACCAGTCATTGACTATTCAGAATTCGGCGGGACACCCAAACAGCCAAAAATAAACACCGACCGGTTATGGGCTGAAATCGCCAATTGCAAAAATCTTGCAGAACTTGAAGACCTTGAACTGATTCATCCGGAAATCGATACCATTGACATTCTACGAGCAAAATCCAGGGAGATGAAGCTATCCTATCCGGCGCCTGAATGGGCAGGTGAAGCAATTAGACAGATCGATTCCATTAAAACGGTTGAGCAACTCAGGGCGCTATGGACCGAAAACTGTGAGGTTTGGGTGCCTTGTGAAACTGTACGCGAGGCAAAGGACCGAAAGAAATTCACCTTGCAGATCATGGAATGTACATCGGCTGAACAACTGGACGCGATTTATGATGCCACATGGCCACCGGATTTAAAAGCTGTCTATGATCAGCATTATGGTGAACTGGTTCCGGATGATGAAATGGTTCAGTTTTGAAAGGATAATCCGGATGATGTCGGGGTAAATCCGGAAGGTTGTATCCCAGAGATGGAATGGGTTGATGAATGCCGGAAGTCTGGTTGCACAAGAAAAAACATTCACGACAATAAGAAGGCATTTTTCATCCATAACGGTTTTGTTTATCTCAAGGCGTTTTGCTGATGTTACGAATGTCACGGCCAGGGCGTTACAATCGTTACTGGTATATATACCATTGTAACATTTGTAACGCTTACCCCATCGTAACATTTGTAACATTTGTAACATTTGTAACATTTGTAACGCTATGGAACAGATCCGAAATATGTGAGGTGATTATGCAAATACCTGAACATCGAATCCTGGAAATGCCTCACGGCCTCAACACGCTCAATATCAGGTATAACCCATGTCAGGAGTGGCAGGATGTGCTCGATGCTGTCCTGCGCCATATAGGGAAGTCTCGTAACGATTTTGGGAACGTGGTGATGGTGGCTCCTGAAATGTGGCGGGGAAAAAGATGAAACGGTATGTGAAATACTGCTCACAATATCCCTGTAATAAAACAGCGATACCCGGGACAGCGTATTGTGATGAGCACCAGAAACCGCGAGCGAAGAAGGAAGCTGATGCTTTTTATCTCTCAACACGTTGGCGGCGGTTTCGGTCGTGGTACCTGTCCAGACACCCACTGTGTGAAATGTGCCAGGCTGATGGACGGCTTGAACCGGCTGTCATGGTTGATCATGTGGTTGAGATAAAAGACGGCGGTGCATTAACGGATGAGGGCAATGCACAAAGTCTGTGCAGGTTGTGTCACCAGCGAAAGACGGCTGATGAAAAGCAAAAGAGACACAAGCAAATATCATCAGTTATCCTGGGTAGTTAACCGGGGAGGTAGCCAAACACAGAGTTAATTTTTGATTTTTTGTCAATACAGATAATCAATATATTTGGGTAAAATTATATGGGAAAAAGAGGCGTTAAATCATCGGCGGTTAAATCTGCAATCCAGATACCCAATCGGAAGGGAAAAGCACCCTGGGAGAAAAAGGGACTTTCCAGAGCTGAAAAAGTTATTGCCTTTTGTGAATCGCTTCCCATCACCTCGGGAATCCATGCAGGGCAAATGCTCAAGCTGCGTGACTGGCAGAAGGATATCGTCCGGGGCATTTATGGCACCGATGAATCCGGCACCCGTCTGGTCCGTACCGCATTGATAACCACACCGCGAAAACAGGGAAAATCGTTGATGGCCTCGGCACTGGCATTGTGTCACCTCGTTGGTCCGGAAGCTGAACGGAGGGGACAGGTCTATAGCGCGGCGGCTGATAGGGAGCAGGCCAGTATCATTTTCAAGGAATTGGAAGCTTTCATTTTGAGTGTTCCTGAATTTTCCGAAAGATGCAGTATCCAAAGTTTCAGGAAAACGATATCCGACAACGTGACCGGCTCCATCTATACCGCACTGACAGCAGACGGCCGGAAAGCACATGGTTTGAGTCCATCCTTCATGATTTTTGACGAACTGGCACAAGCGAAGGACAGGGAGCTTTATGACAATCTGACAACAGGCACCGGCGCACGAAAAGAACCGTTGATGATTGTTATCAGTACGCAATCGCCGGAAAGCATGCACGTCATGAGTGAGCTGGTTGACTATTCGGAAAAAATTACGGATGGCACCCTACCACCGGATAAGACGTTTTTTGGCTGTGTGTACAAGGCTGATGACGATGCCGATATCTGGGATGAAAAAGTTTGGCATGCTTGCAATCCTGCGTTAGGCGATTTCCGGTCACTGGATGAAATGAGAAACTTTGCAGAACAAGCAAAGAAAATACCGGCAAAAGAAAGCACTTTCCGGGCACTTTATTTGAATCAACGTGTTGACGCGGCGGCAAGGTGGATAAGTTCAGAAATGTTTCGGGAATGCACTTGTGACAACATGCCGGATCTGAGCGGTCGGGAATGCTATGCGGGACTTGACTTATCCTCGACTCAAGATCTGAGTGCATTGTCACTGTGTTTTGTACCAACATTCGATGGTGAACCATACTATACACTTCATTATTCGTGGTGTCCGAAAGACGCGATAAAGACACGCTCAAAAAGAGACCGTGTTCCATACGACTTATGGGCGAAACAGTGCTACATCGAAGCTACACCCGGCAGCGTTATCGACTATGACTTTGTGCTGAAAAGAGTGGAACAGATAGCAAAAAAATATAAGTTGAAAGCGATCTTATTTGACAGATGGGGCGCGGCAAGAATTGTCAAGAGTCTTACTGATGCCGGTCATGATGTCTTTGAGTTTGGCCAGGGTTTCGCAAGTATGTCACCACCTTCAAAGGAACTCGAAAAACTCATTTTGAGTCAAAAAATAGTGTTTCCGGATAACCCGGTTTTGTCGTGGTGTTTCAGTAATGTCGTGGCAGAGACAGACGCGGCGGGCAATGTGAAACCGTCTAAAAAGAGAAGCAAGGAAAAGATTGATTTGTGTGTTTCAACGATTATGGCACTCGATGGGACGATACGAAACCAGAAAAAAAGTATCGAACCGACTATCACTTGGATCTAAAAAATAAGGATAAAATATGAAACGAAACTTTGAAATTGACATTGGTGAAGTACGGGCAGAGTCCCGAACAGTATCGGCAAGTCTTTCATCTGAATTTCCCGTCAAGCGGTTTGAAGGTGATGAGATTCTCAGTCATGCACCCGGCGCGGTTGACTTATCACGGTCGCCATTGCCACTACTGCGAGCGCACAACAACAGCGAGTTACCCGTGGGAGTCGTGGAAGCACTCGAAGTCACTGGCGGGAAACTGCGTGGCGTTATCAGGCTGTCAGCGAATCATGACGACATTTGGAACGATATTAAGGATGGCATTATCCGAAATCTGAGTATCGGATATAATATAGTGGAGAAAGTGAAAACCAGAACCGGAATCATTGCTACGCGGTGGTTTCCTTATGAATGTAGTTTAGTGGCGGCACCGGCTGACAATACCGTCGGCATTAACCGAAGTTTTCAAAAAAAGGATTCAAAAATTATGGACAAAAACGATTTACTGAAAAACAAAAAAACGGCAATCGAAGAGTTGGCAGAGCTGGCCAAAAGTGGCGAAAACAACGAGCGCATGATTGAGGTGCAAACAGAGATCCGCAGCCTGGACAGCCGTCTGGAAGCACTCGAACTGGTGGAGAAAAATAAACCGGCGAAAACCGCTTTCATCCCCGATGTGAAAAACCGAAGCATTATTGAATTCTCCGGTGGTCCGGTTATTAATCCGACCTATGCCAGGATGTTCAACCAGGGTCGGGAACTGGAAATCAATGAAGAAGAAATCCGGGCTTTCCGGGCTTCGATGGTGTCTGGTGTTCCTGCAAGCGGGGGCTTTGCCGTACCGGAACCGATGGCAGCGAAATGGTTGGATGACTCTTTGCCGTCTGAAATCATCCGGCCGCGTGCTACCGTATGGCCGATGGAGTCAGCTACCCGTAAGGTGCCGGGCTGGGATTCAGCATCACGGGCTGGGGGTGTTCTGTTCGGCGGATTCAAAATGGAAGTAATTCCGGAAGAAGGACCGGGAACCAAACAAACGGGAAAACTTCGTTCTGTTCTGCTTCAGGCGATCAAGGCCGGAATCTTCGTGGATATGTCAAACGAACTGCTTGAAGATGGTTTAGGTATGGATGCCCAACTTGACCGGGCCATGAGAACAAGCATTGGTTATGGTTTGGACAGGTTTTTCATCAATGGTTCCGGCGCTGGGGAACCGCTGGGAATCCGGAACTGTAATTCCCGAATCACGGTCGCAAAGGAATCCGGCCAGGCGGCTAGTACCATCGTTTATGAGAATTTGTGTAAAATGTTCGCCGCAATGTACCCGGCAGGCCAACAGCGGGCCGTGTGGCTTGCAAACAATACGGCAATCGTTCAGCTTTTAACGCTCAGTATCGCAATCGGCACCGGGGGAAGTCATGTTCCTGTGATGACCGAATCAAACGGCGTTTTCAATATCCTGGGCCGGCCGGTTATTTTCACATCCCACATGCCGGCCGTGGGTTCTGCCGATGATATCATGTTTTGCGATTTGTCCCAGTATGTTGTCGGCATGCGGCGCGATATCCGTCTTGAGAAATCGAATATCCCTGGATGGACAAACGACCTGATGAGCTACCGGGCATTGCTCCGCTTCGATGGTCAAGACACATGGACCGGGCCAATTCAGCCGGAACATGGCGACCCCTTGAGCTGGGCCGTGGGACTGGAAGCCAGATAACACCTAAGCGCTCGTGGCTACCTTTCACGGGCGCTAATCAGATCCCACCTTAAAAAAAGGAATTGAATCATGTTTTCATTTTTCAGGAAAAAAAGATCGTGGGCGAACCTGGACGCATTCGAGGGCCGGGAAACATCCGCAGGTATCCACATCAATGAATCCGTGGCGCTGGGAATTCCGGCTGTCTTTGCATGTGTTCGGGTGCTTTCGGAAGCCATTGCCAGTTTGCCCTTGATCACATATGAGCGCTTTTCTAATGGCGACAGGGAACGAGCAAAAGACTTTTCGCTGTATCGCATATTGCATGATGAACCCAATCCCCTGATGACTTCCTTTGAGCTTCGAGAGCTTCTTGTGGGCCATTTGTGTTTAAGGGGAAATGCCTATTGCTTCATTGAACGGCAAGAGGGCGAGGTGGTAGCGTTATGGCCATTGCACCCGGATAAGGTGACGGTTGAAGTTGTGGGGCGTGAACTGGTTTACAAGCATCAGAATGATGGAACCGAACGAGTTTACCCGATGACTGATATCTCGCATATCAGAGGTATGTCATCCGATGGAATCATCGGTTATTCCCCGTTGTCACTGCTGCGTGATACCTTCGGATATTCAAAGGCCGTGCAGGAATATTCATCCAGCTATTTCAAGAATGACGCTTCACCTGGGGGGATACTGTCAATTCCAAGCACCTTAAACGACATTTCAATGAGCAAGCTCCGGGAATCATGGGCGGCTGGCCATTCCGGAAAAGGCAAACATCACCGGGTTGCAATAATGGACTCAGGTATGAAATGGGAGTCAATCGGCGTGAGTCCGCAAGACAGCCAATTGATCGAAAGCCAGAAATTCAGCGTGGTGGAGATTGCCAGGTGCTTTCGAGTGCCTTTGAATCTGATACAAGATCATGAACGAAGCACCTACAGCAATGTTATTGAGCAAAACAGATCTTTTCTTGTTCACTGCCTTCAGCCGTGGTTGACCCGCATCGAGCAATCGCTTATGAAATCCGTACTCACAGAAACCGAAAAAGAAAAGTATTTCATCGAGCATTTGACGCAAGATTTTCTCCGGGCTGATACCAAAACGAGATTTGAATCATACAAGGTTGCCATTGATGCCGGGTTCTTGACAGTGGATGAAGTCCGCCAGCTTGAAAACATGAATTCTGTATCTACATCTGAAAACCGATCCGTTTATCATGATCGTGTTTTAACGTCTTTTCGCTAAACGTGAATTATATCAATTCTTTCTCTTGGAAACTTTTTGTAAAAGGTGAAACAATGACATGTGATGAATGCAAGAAGCGTGAAACCTGTCAAAAGCCTTGTGATGACGTCAATAAAATTTTGTGGGAAAACAACCGGGTGATGGAAAAACAATACAATGGCTTTTCCATATGCTTTCCAAAGAATGAAGAAGTCCATTTTTCAGAGATCACAGAACAACAGATTGATGCGTTTTCAAATGACGATGTTGTCCAGTGGGCATCAGGCAATTACCGCTTGAGACAAACTGAGGTGTTCGTGGAGCGATTTTTCAATAAGACGCCTTGCAAAGATATTGCAGAGCGATTTGACGTGAAAGAGAATACCATTGTCCGTATGTATGCCATGGCGGTTAAGCAATTGGAGCAGATCATTGAAAGGCTGGATGCCAGGAAAGCCGGAATCAAAGCAATGGCACCCGATAAATTCAAAGAAGATGAAAAGTGGTTCATGCTTCATGCGGTTTTCGGCTTCACACAGAATGAAATTGCAGAGATGTTCGGGAAGAATAGAAACCTTGTCGGGAAACGAGTCAAGCGCATGTCTGACAAGTACCTCGGGTTGTTTCAGGAGCCGGAAGCTATGCCATGAACAGAGCGAGGCTTTTCAGGCCGAAAAGCAGCGCATCCAGGCGGAGGCGAATAGGAAGCGGGCAGAGGCGGCAAGGGAACAGCATGAGGTGAGCAAGCCTTATGCCGGCGAAAAGATGGTAGTTGAACACTCTGTACAACTACCATCTCATGAACCAAAAGAGCGCAAAGCCAAAGCCGCAGCATCTAAAACGAACTCCGGAACATCGACCAGGTTGATCAAACGTCCATACATTAATTCAAACCCGGTAAATTTTTGCATCCCGGATGTAATAATTAACTGCCACTATCACGCGCGCGCGAATAGGAAGCGGGCGGAGGCGAATAGGAAGCGGGCAGAGGCGGCAAGGGAACAAGAAAACCGAGGGAACCGGTATACGCCAAAAGTAGAGGTGCGTGAACACACTGTCCACGCACCTCTAAAAAGTGAGCAACCTGAGCGCAAAGCCAAAGCCTCAGCATCTAAAACGAACTCCGGAACATCGACCAGGTTGATCAAACGTCCATACATTAATTCAAACCCGGTAAATTTTTGCATCCCGGATGTAATAATTAACTGCTACTATCACGCGTGCGCGAGGGTATAGGTTGGGACTTGTTGCAAATTTGCACTATCTTCCATATGACCACTATCACGCGCGCGCGATGGTATAGGAGCTGGTAAGTTTACCAGCTTCGCCGCCATCACATTCTCTATGCGTGCGCGAGGGCATAGACACTTAGTGCAAGTTTGCAACAACTGTCACAATCCGAACCACCAAAACAAAACGAAAACAAGGCAGTAGCAAAAGCCGGAAAAATGTTTGATGTATCCACTCGGTCGGTTGCGGCGGCAAAGGTTGTTTTGGTGCATGGGACTGATTCAGATCCCTTGACCGGTTATCCTGGGAATGATATTTATCAGCCTGGGGGTGATGATATGGCAATTCGAAAACGTCAATATGCAGATGGCAACTTCCGATATGTGGTTGATTTTTACGACCAGAATGGGATCAGGAGACGTGAAACATTACCTGAAGGTACATCGAAACAGGCGGCGAAAGAAAAGCTGAAGCAATACGAGGACCAGGTAGGGAAACGGGTTTACAGTCCAGAAGATGAAAAACCGGTTTTTGAAAAAGTGGCTGATGATTGGTTGAATTATAAAAAGCCATTTGTCCGGGCGTCAACATGGTCTGTGATGGATGGACATATTCGAAACCATCTGTCAGATTTTTACGGGATAAAGATTCATACAATATCCACTGCAATGATTGAGAAGTGGATTGCAGATAAACGGGCGGTCATACACATTGACACACTGCGTAAGGTCAAGGTCAATCTGGGCCAGGTGTTCAGATATGCTGTGAGGCAAAGCTATATCGCTGTCAATCCCATGTTGGCACTGGAAAGAATCACAACAGGCGCGAGTGAAACAGGTGATCCCGATACAGAAGATGATATGCAGATCCTTAATCCGGATCAGATCAAGGCGCTTCTTGCTGCTGTGAAAAATCAGAAATACCGAACGCTTTTCATGTTGGCTATCTTCTCAGGAGCCAGGCAGGGCGAATTATTGGGGCTGAAATGGTCCGATATTTTATGGGAGAAAAACCAGATTGCCATAAATCGAACGTATAACAATCAGGCTTTTTATGATCCGAAAACAAAAACCAGTCGAAGAAAAATTGATCTTGGATCTGATATGATGTTTGAATTGAAAAAGTGGAAGCTGGCATGCCCTCACAACAATCTGGATCTTGTGTTTCCAAACAAAGCAGGAAAACCAATGGAGCATAAGAACATGGTGAACAGGCATTTTAAACCAGCATTGGAAGCGGCTGAATGCCCTGATATCCGGTTTCACGATTTACGGCATACGTTTGCAAGCCTGAAGATCCACCAGGGCGCTAAATTGATTTACATTCAACAACAGATGGGACATAGCAAGCCGACCATTACCCTTAATATTTATTCACATCTTTTCGATAAATCAGATTCGGAATCCGCGCAAGGTCTTGAAAATATGATCTTTGGATTATGATTTTTTGTGCCCATTTTGTGCCTATAATTAAAAAAACAAGGCAAAAACAGTGTAAAACAACATGAAATGAAACAGGTTGTAAACCACTGTAATCAAAAGAATTATAAAGCAATTTAAAGCAATGTAAAATAACCTTAAAATGCCTGTTTCACTCTGACACGGTAGGGGTCGTTGGTTC